ATGGGTGGCAGAGGTATTTCTGATAAAGACGAAACACTAGGATAAATTATGGGTTCATCAACTAGTTCCGCAATTACATCAATGTTTCGTTCCAGTGGCCTGGAAAAAAAGATAACAGATGAGAAAAACGCCAATCAAGCGTTATCATCTACAAAGACCAATCAAGCGTTATCATCTACAAAGACTAAGCGTAAGGCTAACACTGCATCGAGGATGCCTAATGATGGCAAGTCAATATTAAGAAGTAAAACACTAGGATAAATTATGCCAAAGAATAAGCAGAGCAAAGTAGCAGTGGAATCTTTCCTAAAAAGATACTCTGCAGCAAAGGCGCATCGTGCCACATGGGAATCTCACTGGAAGGAATGTTATGAGTACGCATTACCACAACGTGAGGTATTCACTAATGGTCAACCAGGTGCAAAGAAGAACACACGTATTTACGATTCAACAGCGCTTATTGCTACACAGCGCTTTGCATCAAGACTACAGTCAACACTGATACCACCATTCAAACAGTGGGCGAAGTTATCAGCAGGCAGTTCCATTCCAAAAGAACACCAGATGCAAGTTGATAAAGACTTAGAACAAACAACAAAAGTGTTGTTCAGTTTCATTAATCAATCTAATCTAGCAACAGAGGCTAACGAGGCTTTCTTAGACCTTGCAGTTGGCACTGGTGCTTTGTTACTTGAAGAGGGTGAAGGCGACCAAATACTAAAGTTCACTGCTGTGCCACTTAAAGAACTTATCATTGAGAATGGTGGACAAGGATATGTTGAAACAGTATTTAGAGAGCATGGCGTACCTGCTAGGGATATTACTCGTATCTGGCCAAAGGGAACTGTATCTGATTCAGTTAAGCGAATCATTGAAGAGAAACCTAATGACCTTGTAAATGTTATTGAAGGAACAATTTATAACGAGAAGAAGAAGAACTTTGAGTATGTAATCATTGAGGCAACAACAAAGCATGTTGTGTTTGAAGACTATTACGAGGTATCACCTTGGATTGTATTCAGATGGTCTAAGGTAGCGGGCGAGCGCTATGGTCGTGGCCCAGTAATGACAGCACTGCCAGACATTAAGACTGCTAATGAAGTAGTAAAGTTTGTATTGAACAATGCTGAGAAAGAGATAGCAGGTGTTTATACAGCAGTGGATGATGGTGTACTTAATCCTTGGACTGTTAATACAGCACCAGGTTCTATCATTCCAGTAGCACAACAAGGTTCATTACAACAATTACAGTCTGGTGGAAACTTCAATGTATCGCAGTTAGTGTTAGAAGAGTTACGTAACAACATTAGAATGGCTTTGTACCATGACCAGTTAGGCCCAGTAGGTGGCGCAACTAAGTCAGCAACAGAGATTTCAATTAGGCAGCAAGAACTAATGAGTGATATTGGCTCATCGTTTGGCAGACTACAGACAGAGTTCATTAATAAAGTCATCAAGCGTTCAATTGATATTCTAAAGCGTAATGGACATGTTCCAGACATCGCAGTAGGCAATCAAATCGTTGATATTAAAGTAATTTCTCCACTTGCTCAACAGCAAGATATGGATGAGGTGAACAAGTTGGCACAGTTTGTAGAGTTTGCAGGAATGGTTGGACCAGAGGCAATTCAGTTAGGCATTGACCTTGAGGCAATACCAGAGCATCTTGGTAGATTATTAGGCATTGACCCTTCGTTAGTTAGAAGCAAAGGTCAGCGTGAGCAAATCAAAAAAGCACAAGCAGAGGAAATGCAACAGCAGCAGATGTTACAGGCTGCAATGGAAAATCCAGAGTTAGCACAACAAGCAGCAGAGAACCCAGAGGCCGTAGATGCCGCAATGAAGGGTGAACTATGACAGCAGACGGAAAAGATATTGATGCTCTAATAGCCAAAGTATTCAAGAGCAAGGATGGCAAGGTATTGTTGTCCTTTCTTGATGAAAGGTTTATTAGGCAAGCAGTGTGTAACCCTGGCCAAGTGGAAGGCCAAGGTTATTTTAGAGAGGGGCAGAATAGTGTCATTAGATACTTTCAGTCTTGTATTAAACGTCAAGAAAAAGGCGATTACTAATTACGTGGAGTAATGTATGAGTGAAGAAGAGTCAATATTGTCAGCAACGGCAGAGAAAACAGAAGAAACAGTAGCGCCAGAAACAGAGGCAACACCAGGTTGGTTATTATCAGAGGGTGTTAATGGTGAGGGCGATGCACCAGACTGGTTCAAGTCTAGTAAGTATGACTCAGTGGCAGAGCAGGCTAAAGCCTATGCAGGATTAGAATCTAAGTTAGGTTCATTCACTGGCGCACCTAAAGACGGCTACGTGGTTGAACTTGATGAGTCACTAGGTTATACAATCCCAGAAGATGACCCACTACTAGGCGAGTTCGGTGAGTGGGCGAAAGATGCAGGCCTGTCTCAAGATGCTCATAACAAATTACTTAACATGTACGCTAATCACACAGTTGGCCAGATGGAATCAATCAACGTGGATGATGAGATTAATAAGATTGGGAAAGATGCAGAGCGCAGGATTAAAGAGGTCACTCATTGGGGTCAAGCAAACCTTGATGCAAATGAATACGCGGTATTACAGACAATGGCTACTACAGCAGATGGGTTTCACTTGCTTGAGAAGTTAAAAGGAATGTCTAGGGAGACACAAATATCAGCACCAGACACAGTTAAACCTGTTGACTCTATGACTGAAAACAAACTGTATGAAATGATTTCTGATTCAAGATACGCATCAAATCCAGACTATAGAGCAGAAGTTGAAGGTAAGTTTAGGGATTTCTATGGCTCTGCACCTGCAAATACTATTAAACAATAGCGTTGTAACCCTATCTACTAAAGGAAATCACGAGGGGATTTAATTCCCCTTAAAAAAACCTTTACTTTGGGTTGGTTTTTGTTATAATCAAACCACAGATACCCTTCTTTAAGGCCTGTATTGGAAGTTTAAGCACCTCGAAAGTGCTAGATTCAACCCGATATAGGCTACTTGAATCGAAAAAAGAAACATAATTTTTTTTATTCTAAGGAGAAGACACAATGTCTATCAATTTAAGTTCAGCAGCATCAGCACAGTTTGATGCAGAAGTAAAGCACGCCTTTCAAGGTGTAGGTCAATTAAGAGATACAGTTCGCACTCGTAACGGTGTTGTTGGTGATACTCACAACTTCCGTACTATGGGCAAAGGTCTTGCATCAGCGCATACTGGTTTATCAACAACAGATGGTAATGGTGTTACTACAGTAGGTGATGTTTCACCTATGGATGTTACACACGCTAAAGTTGCAGCAACTCTAACAAACTATGTTGCACCAGAGTACACAGACATCTTTGATGCAGCAGAGGTAAACTTTGATGAGCGTACTGAGTTAGCACAAACTATCGCAGGCGCACTAGGTCGTCAACTAGACCAGTTAATCCTTGATGCGTTAGATACAGCAACACCAGGTGCTACTATTGCTAAAGACTACGAGATTGCTAACACTAACACCAACATGACTTTGGCTAAGATTACTGGCGCATCTGCTGAGTTATCTGACAGTGGCGTTCCAATGGAAGGTCGTGTTATGGTTGTTTCACCTGCAGCGATTCAGTCAATGATGAACGATTCAACTATCACTTCTTCAGACTACAATGCACTACGCGTATTGATGTCTGGTGAGATTAATACTTTCATGGGTTTTGAGTGGAAGATGATTGAAACTCGTACAGAAGGTGGCTTAGTAGTTGCTGCAAACATTCGTGATTGTTACGCATACCACAAGTCAGCAGTTGGTTTAGCAATCGGCATCGACTTATCTACAGAGGTAAACTATGTACCAGAGAAGGTGTCTTGGTTATCACTTGGTAAGATGAAAGCAGGTGCAGTAGCAGTTGATACAGCAGGTATTGTCTTAATTGAAATTGACGAAACTGCATAAGTTGTTTTAACTCTAGGCCTTCTTATGAGGGCCTTTTATTAAATCAATTTAGGAAGTTAGCATGTCAGCAGTAGTAAATAACAGTAGTATTGATATTGCATCCAAAGCATTGTTGCTGATTGGTGAATCGCCTATCTCTTCATTTGCAGACGATACAACAGCAGGATTAATAGCATCAAACCTATACCAAGCAAGTTACGAGAGTTTACTAACTCTTCACCCTTGGCGCTTTGCATCTAATAAGAAAACACTGTCTAGGCTTACTGCAACACCAATTAATCAATGGAAGTATGGTTTTCAACTGCCTGCTGATTTTCTAGTGGCGCAACATGTAGATGCTAACAACGATAACTATCAGATATATGGTGATAAGTTGTTCTCTAACAACACATCTATAATCTTAGACTACACGTACAAACCAGATGAATCATTCTTGCCTGCATACTTTACTGAGTTGCTAGAGTTAAGACTGGCATCTGTGTTTGCAATACCTATTACTGAGTCATCTACTAAGGGAGAGTATTACGCAACCCTTGCAGAGAACCAATTAAAGAGAGCCAAGACTGTTGATTCACAAGCAACGCCTTCAATCTCACCAAGAAGAGATTCACATATTGTTAGGTCACGTTTCTAATGCCTCAAGCAGTAGCATCACAAACAACCTTCTCAGCAGGTGAACTAGACCCTAGACTTGTATCAAGACATGACTATGAGAACTACTACAAAGGTGCTGAAACATTAACCAATGTAGTTTGTCTAGGCCAGGGTGGTGTGAAACGCAGACAAGGATTAAGACATATTCATGAATTAAACGAGCCTATAGTAAGGTTTGTTGAGTTTGAATTTAACATTACACAGACATACCTGCTAGTCTTCGCACCTCTAAAGATGTACATCTTCAAAGATGGCGTATTACAAACAGATATTAACGAATTAACTCCTAACCCTTTACCTTACTTAGTAACCACCTATACTGCATCAGAGTTGCCGAATATTGGTTGGACTCAATCAGCAGACACACTTATTGTTACTCATAATGACCATGCACCTAGAAAGATTGTTAGAGGAACAGCACACAACTTATGGGCTATATCAAACCTGTCCTTTAAGTATTTACCTACTTACGATTTCAACAAAGACTATGATAGCACTACATGGAAGAGGTCAACCACTACAGCGCCAAAGTTAGGCGACAGCACAACAATCAATGTGTTATCTGGAAATCCTGTAACTGACGAACATGTGGGTGGTTACTTTCAAGGTGGTGGTGGTAAGATTCGTATTACAGCAGTTAACACCACAGAAGACGGTCAAAGTATTACTGGAAAGGTGTTACAAGAGTTCTCTGAGTTGAAGTTCAATGGGGGAACAGCAAGCATTAATGGCGAAGACGTGTCTTTGGAAGAAGTGGTTTGGACATCAGTGCATGGATACCCAGGTGTATGTACCTTCCATGAAGGCAGACTATGGTTCAGCAACTCTACGCAACTACCTCAAACATTATGGGGTTCAGTAACAGGCGACTTCTTTAACTTTGATAGAGGTTCAGCAAGAGATGACCAGGCAATTGACATTACATTAGACACAGACTCAGTAAACGCTATTCTTTACTTAGTGTCTGGCCAACATCTACAGATATTTACAACTGGTGGTGAGTTTCACGTACCAGATAGACCAATTAAGCCTAGTAATATTGGTGTACTTAGGCAAACCAGATTCGGTGCATTACCAAGTGTAAGGCCGATAAATGTTGATGGTGCTAGCGTGTTTGTTCAAAGAAACGGTAAGCAAGTTCGAGAGTTCTTGTTTGCCTATCAAGAAAACTCATACAACTCCACAGAGATTAACCTGTTAGCACCTCATTTAACTAATAACCCTGTATCAATGGCATCATTAACTGGTGATGTGATTAATGAGGGTAACTATATCTATATTGTGAATGGTGATGGCACTATGGCAACATTCATCACAAATAGAGCAGAGGAAGTTCAAGCATGGACTAAATTTGAAACAGATGGAATGATGCAGGATGTCGCTGTAGTTGAGGATGTTGTGTATGTTTATGTGGCACGAGGGCATTGTAGTATCGTTGGCCTTAATGCTGCACAGTGTATATCGTATGACCCTACTATAGATGACCCAGAAGTTAGTGCAGGTGATTTTAAGATTGATACAAATTACCGAATATCCAACGTAACAGGCACTACCGATTGGAGTTCAGTAGGAGGCCCTTCTCCTGCAATTATAGGTGACATCTTTACTGCCACAGACGGCTCTACTCTAGCAGGAGATGATAATAGCAACCAGGCGCATGAGGGTGGTGTTTGGACACTGAAATATCACGTTGAAGCCTTAACTCATGACCATTACACAGACTCATCGGTGCGAGTTAAGGACACAGCAGCAATGACCGAGGTTGACCTGGAAACTGACCATCTTAATGGTATTGAGTGTCGAGTAAGGGTAGATGGATATGTTGCCGAGAGCAAGATACCAGTAGATGGAAAGATTACACTGGATACACCAGGTACTGACGTTGAGGTTGGTCTTCAGTATGGAGTAACAATTAAGACAATGCCTGTTAATATACAGTTTGCCTCTGGCCCAATCAATACGAAGGCAAGAAGAATACTTAGAGTATCAGCACAACTGTATGAATCATCGGGCGTTAGCATCAATGGCAAGGCGTTACCAGTGAGAAATTTTGGTGTTAATGTATTAGGCACAGGACTAAAAACATTTACAGGTATCAAGACAGTTCCATTGCTTGGGTATTCTAAAACAACCCAAGTTACAATTACACAAGATGACCCAATGCCGATGACGTTGTTGGGTTTAAGTTTAGAAGTACAGGCGAGAGGATAGTATGGGTATTCAAGCAATGGTAATTATGACAATTGCATCTGCTGCTATGCAGGCGAAGGCTGCAAGAGGGGAAGCAGAGGCGGCCAATGAGCAGGAAGAGTCAGCATTAAAGAGTCGAGAGTTGACTAGAATGATAGAACTGAATGATATGATGGCATCTAACGCTGTAAACGCAGGCGCAAGTGGCTTGAGCATGGTCTCTGGAACATTAAAAACAATCCAGTCGTCTAGTGAAAACAAATTTAAACTACAGGTTGGTTCAGATAGAATCACCACAGGTAACAAGATGAGAGCAAATACAATGCAGGCCAATAATGCTCAAACTATGGCACTTATGAAATCAGCGACATCGGTTGTTGGTGGTTACAATGATGCAAGTAACCTTGCAGGAAAAGGTAAAGACTTCAATTATTTTGGTATGAACTTTAAAAACGATAAATAGATATGGCACAAAACCAACAAACAGGCCAACAGGTCTATAAATTCAACAATCCAGTACAAGCAGTTGCCACTGTTGGTACACAAGAGGTGTGGCAGACACTTACTAACACCATAGATAGTTTCTATAAACAAACTGTTCAGAATAAAACTGCAGTTAGAAAATCAGAAGGCTCTATAGCAGGAATTTCTGCTGCAAAGGGTGATGAGAAGTTAAAACTACAGATGAAAAGTGCGGGTACTATATATGGTGCTGCATGGAATGATGCTGCTGTTAAGGCTTACGGTGCATCCATTGAAACAGATATTGCTAACGATATTAATGAGTATGCAGTATTAAACTCAGAGAACACACAAGCGTTCACTTCTTTGGTTGATAAGTATAAGACAGAAATGTTATCTGGTATTACAGACCCAACCTTCAATGCTATCGCAGCAGCCAAGATTGATGAGATTGCAGGACTACACGAGCGTGATATTTATAAGATTGAGAACGAAAAGAAGAATCTTGTAAACCTACACCAGATTCAAGCAGGACACGTACAAAATGTAAACACAGCGACAGCAATTGTTAAGCAGGCAGTGGAAAAATATTATGATGGCTTTCATTCTAACGACCCAGAGACGTTTGACTATGACTCTAATTTAACACTAGATGCTTATCAAAAAGGTTTTGGCGTACAAGTACAGAATCAGTTTGCAACAATAACATCTGATTTAAACAAGATGATGAGTGTGCCTGGCGGACATTTCAAGCAAGGCGATGTGTTAAATAAAAAACAAGATGCCTCTACAAAGATTTATACCGCTATTTTCCTTGCTGAGTACAACCAGGCACTGAAAAATGGCACAGGCATAAAGATGAAAATGGAATTTATGAAAGACCCTATTGCCTATATCAATAGCAAGGACCATCTTCGCGCAATACTGACTAAAGATATACTTGATGAATATGTAATATCGACTGTGGGTAAAGACAACATGCGTGACAAAATATACGACACACTAAACAAGGAGTGGAAAAGAGAGCAAGATTTCATTGAATTTAAAGAAAAAGAAGAAGAAGAAGAATTGACAGGAGAGCAAAGCCAGAACTTCGTGGATGCGCTGACATCTCTAGTTATGAAAGATAAAACTATCACTATTGATTATCTTACAAAGAACAAAGATATGTTCTCTGAATCTGGTTATGAAACATTGCTTGGCGCAGTTACTACCAGTAAGTATGACTTTGATGATGATGCCTCGGTAAACGAGTTGACGATGTACTTGATGACAACCACAGAAACACAACAGCAACAGATTGATACAGTTAAAGCATACATAGAAGAAGGCAGGGTTTCTTACAAGACAGCGACACCTTTATTGAAGAGCGCACTTGAAGACACAATGATTGATGTTACTAGGTCTAACGACTACCAACTTGCAGTGTCGTTGTTAAAGCCTCACTTCCAGAAACAGGTAGGCGCTTATGGTGCGTTTGCACAAGGCGAGCATCTTGTGTGGATGACGAGAGCAATCGCAGAATTACAAGACAGAACTAGGGCAGAAGGGGTAAACCCTAGAGATATTGTTGATGAAATAGTTACCAAATACCTTGGCATTAGAGAAGACCAAGCAGCAGTTAGCAGGAGATACTTGATGAGGGAGTTTAGAATTGGTACAACCAAAGACCCAAAACTAGATTGTGTCCCTGCAATCAACTATGTAAGAGCGAGATACAACATACACAAAAATGCAATAACATTCGCCAAAGATTTGAAATCTGTGAAGAAATATGGATGCGACATTCAGTCTAACGACAAAGGAAAAGAATAAGATGAAGCACGAAAACTCAACGACATCACAGAACAAGTTCACAGGCCTACAAGGTACTGTACCTTATACTCAAGACATGGAAGACAATAACGCGTTTGTAGCGCCAAAGCCTACAGGTGATAAAGTAGAGAAGGTTGAAGCAGTTGCAAACGCAAAATTAAGAAGTGAATCATTTGATACTACTTCTACTCCTGTTGTAGTTGAATCCCTTGTAGAAGAAGAGCGCCTAATACACCCAGATGAACATTCCGAAAACGGTGTCGGAACTTCTTTTGATACATGGTTAAAATACTACGGCAAGTTATATCCAGATGTAGACCTTATTCACTTCTATGAAACTAAAGAGATTAGAAACAAGAGAGAGACCCCCCCACCCGATGCTAACGCTGCCTTCAAAGTGTCGGCTGTGGTTGCAAGCATGAACTCTGGTAATACAGACTCTATTGCTACCAATGCTGCTGCAGAAACCGACTTTGGCTATAAGAATGACCAACAGAATATGGTCAACAATCCAGATATTGCATTAGTGGTTGCAGAAGAGCAGAACAACTTCGTAAAGCCTCAAGTTGGTGACTACTCTGTTTACTTAGACAGAGAGATTGTTGTGGGTGACTTGTTTGAACAACAAACAGATAGCGACCCAG